GCGGGGTCCATCATAGCGGGGTCCATCATAGCGGGGTCCATCATCGGTGGCTCAATCACGCCGCCTTCTTGCTTACCAATGGGAAGATTGCCCATCCTCTCCGCCCCTAAGCGGTTTTGTTCTTCAGCCCTCCGGCGAAGTTCCTCAAGCATCATCTCCATCTCGGACGGAGCCATTGGGATTCTTTCTCTCCCTGTCTCAGGTGGAGCCATTGGAACCGCTCCCCTTCCCGTCTCGAACGGAGCCATCGGTGAAGGAGCCGCTCCCATTGCGGCTGCTCCCAGTCCCATCATATTTAATTCATTTAGGCGGTTTTGATCTTCCGCCCTTCGACGAAGTTCCATAATTTCGGGGGAATCACGGAGAGGAGTTCCCAAAAGTGCTTCAACCTCTGCGATAATTCGAGGATCACCCGTGTTCACAGCAAAAGCTTGTAATTTAGCAAGACCCTCTGGAGATTGATCTTGTTTTAATAAGTTAAATCTTTTTAATAATTCAATAGAAAGAACATCCCCGGTAGCAGCAACGGGAGGGCCCCCATTTTCCATAAACTGTACGCCTCGGCCCATAAGAATATCCTTTTGGGTAATCTTACCGTCGCCACTTAAATCGGGGAAAGCCGCTCCGCCGTCCTTAAACATTTGTCGTTCCATAACTGATCTGTTCATCATCCGAATAACCCCGTTCTTGCTGCGCCGCCTGCCGCGGCTAATCCTGCTATACCCAAACCTAATATTCTTTCACCGGGCGACGTTTGTGGTGACGCACGGTTCGCGATAGACATCTGTGAGGACGGTGCCCCTTTATAAATGTCTGATAAGAACCCAATCCTTTGGTAAGGCTCATATAAAGTTTGTAAAGTGCTTTGGCGACCAGCCTCTAAGTTCGCTTGAGCTAAGGCCCGACGTTCTTGACCTAACTGTCTAAGAGCTTCTATGTCTCGTAAACCTGTTTGTTGGAGAGCCTCTGCACCAGTGCCCAACCTGAGACCTGCTTGACCTAAAACATCCGCAGCTTGAGCCCCTAGCTGTTGTTTTTGAGCAGCCAACGCAGCCTGTTGACCAAGAGCCCCTATACCTAATTGTGCCCCCTGACCCAGCAACGCGGCCCGTCTATTTGTTGCATCAAGAGCAGCCTGTCGCAACGCAGCCTGCTGTTGCGTTCCTTGCAAGCCTAGCTGCCCTAACGCAGATCCTGCCTGCAACTGCCTACCTCTAGCTGCTTCAAACGCCTGTTGTGCGCGTTGAGCCGCAGACTCAAACCCTGCTTGCCGCATTTGTGCCGCGGTCCGCCCTTGTTGTTCCAAAATATTACGACCCAGTTCTGATTCTAATATGGCCTGACGAGATCCGCCAAAAGCGCCCGCCTGAGCCGCTTGTCCACCTATCTGTGTGGCTTGAACATCCCCAGCTCGTCTAATGTCAGCAAGCGCCTGTTGCACCGCTGCATCTTCAAACGGGTTCATAAATTGACTCGTGCCACGAGGGTCAAATTGACCAATACCACCCCTTAGCACGTCTTGACTGGAACTTACCTGTTGCGGAATACCGCCAGTCAGTTGTAAAAGTCCCTGTCTATCCTGCTCGACCTGACCCCCAAGGCCGCTGATTTGTTGTCCTGCTACCGTTCCAAGGGTCCCTATGCCCTGTCCTGTCGCAGATAAAAACTCAAGAGCAGAGGGTAGTTGTTGTGTCGCAAGCGCAGGTGCCGCTTGCAAAGCCGTCTGCATACCGGGAACAAGATTCCTAAAACCCCCTATTCCTGCCTGATTTTGTGCCTGTGTTATGGCGGCGGTTGTTAAAGGGTCCTCTCCCGCTACCGTGAACGTCGGTAACTGCTCCGCGAGCCGCACATCCGCTAATTCTTTTGCGCTTGCAAGGAGGCCAAGTCGGGCCTTCTCAATATCCGCGGCTTCACGGACAATTTGTGTTTCAGTAGACATTAGGCAACAGCCCTCCCGCGCATCTCAAGGTTGCTCATCATGTCATACATGGTGCTGATACCGTTGTTGAGATTGCCTTGACCCGTGGGATCTGCACCGCGGACCGCGTCTGTTGTCATAACAAATTCGCCCGGCATGAGCATGGCGCGAACACTGTCTTCGTTAGCGGTGCCTTCGTTAGGACCGATACCCCCGGTGCGTCTTGGGAAAACGTCGCCACCATCTTCAAAGGTTCTTGCAGGAGCCATTGCTCCAGCATCAAACCCGCCCATGAGCCCTTGGTCACCAACCACACTAGCAACCGAGGGTGCCTGTAAGCCACCTACCAAATATTTCTTACCCTCTTCAGTTCTGGTTCCATCAGGATTGTAGAAATAAGTGGAGTAATCTTCTGGGTAACCTGCGGCGGTAAGATACCTTCTATATTCCGCGGCTGTTTGTTCTGGAGAGGGTGGATCTGGTGTTTTAAAGAATCCTCCGGCTGCTGCCGCTCCTAAGCCAAGACCTGTGGCGGCTCCGAATCTTTGAACTAAACCGGGGGCAGTCTGCGCTGCGGCTGTCGCCGCGGCACCTTTGTCCGCTAATAATTGTGAAAAGACCCTTGGATCGTTAACTTTTAAACCACCTGCGCCAACATCTGAAACTGTTTTTAATCTAGCATATTGAGCAGCGTCGGACCCGGTTAAAAACCGACCGTCTCCTACGTCAATATAATTACTCTCTCCAAAGGGTGAAAACCTTAATAACTGCTCTGTTTTTGTTAGCGGTCTCGCAGTGGCCTCTAAAGCCGACACGGCATCGCTGACAGTTCCCCCAGGTCCAACAGGAGTCACAAGACTTGAATCTACGTTAAGACCCTCAGTTAAACTTGGTGTAAACTGATTAAAGGCTGAATCCACTGCGCCAGGCCCCGTAGGTAAGTTAATTTGTTCCGCTCCTGGTGCGCCAGGCCCCGTCATTCCTGCCGCCGTTCTAAAGGCTTGTTGTGGATCGGTGCTTGCGAACTGAACGCCTCGCCCTAAACTACCAGGCGTCCTTCCAGCTAAGTATTCACCCGGACGGATAGGTTGTGCACCAACGGGCTCTGCAACAGGAGCGTCAAAGAAAAATTCGCCTTGATCCGTTGGGATAGGCTCTGCTGCAAGACTATCCGATAGAATACCTTCTCGAATGCTGTCTGCGGGGGCACCCGCAGTAACAGCTTTTTCATCTTGCAAAAACTTAGGTAAGAACTCTTTTGCTGAAAAAGCCTCTTGTCCCGTTAATACTCCGCCTAATCTGCTAAACCCAGAGCTAAGTAGATTAGGATTAAGCGCACTTTTTACATTACTGATAGCGCCGGACACACCACCAGATATGCCGCCACTAATGCCTGCGCCGACTGCGCCTGTTATGCCACCTAGAGCCGCGGTTCTAAGAGCATCTTTTAGATTACCTCCGCTTAAAAGACTGCCAATGCCACCACTAATCGCACCTGCGTAAACAGGTCCGACGAAAGGAGTGAGGCCTATCGTAAGCAAGACAGGCGCGGCCTTCTTTAAAATCTTGCCAACGCCTTTGATAGTTTTCTTTACGGCTCTGGCAACAGAAGATACCGCTTTTTTAGCGGCTCTAAATATTTTCTTGAAAAAGAACTCTGGTAAACCTGTCTCAGGGTTTATAGAGTTTTCCCCTGATCCAACGATATATCTTTCTGGATCTTCAACGCCAAGCTCTCTAAGATGGTCAAAAATAGACTCTTTAAGCTTATCATTACCTTGAATAAGGGCCTTCGGTATGACAAGCTCGCCTGTTTCAACGTGAGCTACCGTGTCGTCGCCGTATCGCCCATATGACGCCATACGTCGTGCAATACCATTGAAATTAGCAATACCTTGATCGCCAAAAGCCTCAATAGTCTCTTGTTTTTCAAGAGCCTCTATTTCAGCGTCATCCATTATGAAATCGGCGATACCGCCTGCGGGAAGTACTTCTTCTTGTAAAGCAGCGTTTTGTGTCATGTTTTACACCATTTAAAGCTAGGCCATCTTACATAAAACACATAAGGTGGTCTACGTTTATCCTATCGTAACAGAAACGGTTCCCACTGCTCCCGTTCCTGTACTGCCCGCAACATGCGGATTGTTTGCCCTAGATATTTTTAAGAACCCGTCTACATCCATGACTGAACCCACTTCGAGCCCTACATCGTTATTTGGCAGGTCCGTAAACACCATCGTCGTGTGCCGACCCTCACCGGGCTGTTGTGTCTGCAATAAAAAGAGCGACAAGGCTCGAACTAAATCGTCAAAATAAACAGGAGAGTAAGTGCGGGGTGGCACCGAAAACGTAGGAGGAACTAAAGACCTACTACTCATCGTCGCCCATCCTGTTTAAGATCAAGTCTAGTTGAGCCTAGTCGCCAGGTTACTCCCAACTCCGTTGTCTCTACTCTAACACCTACAGCCCTGCCGCGTAACCGCACATGATTTAATGTTGCCGTGTTTGTAACATCGGTGGCAAAAGACTGTGTATATCCCGTTCCGGGGAAGTTTTCTGCTTTTAGGGTGAATACTGCTGTTCGATTGGCTGTCGCGGGTGAATCCAAAAAGCTTATGTCAGGGATTAATCTGCGAACAAAAGCAAAGTTCTCTCCATCTCCTATATCTACAGGACTGCTTTCTATAAAAGCAGAGAGCGCCGATCCATCGTCGTCTGCACCGTTTTCGTGGTTAAATAAGTAAGCTCCGCTCGCTGCTATTGGAAACTCGTTAATACCTCTATCTAGCCAAGCGGTCCGTGCTAAAGAGCCAAAGTACCAAACCTGTTCATCGTAATTGTAGATGACATACTTGTCATTAGAAGAGGCACTTGCTGAAGGATAAAACCAAAACACCTCGCCAAACTCAGTGTTTAAGCCTGCATATACCTGCTCTGCTTGAGTGAAATTAAAATCGTCAAAAACTGTATCACGAACTGTGCAGGGTAATGGCTTAACCGTGCCATCATACAGATAAAAACGTCCATTACCCATCCAGAACACGGCGTCTCCTGCGGCAACCGCGGCATTCGGTCCAAGGACCGTGATCCCCGTAGATATTTGCGTAAGCCCAAAAGTAAAGGGAGGCCCTATGAATTGCAAAGAATGAGCAGAGTTATCAGTAAGAATAAACACCTCTCGCCGTGTCTCGGTCACTGAAACTATCTGTGATCCCGACCCAACCACTAAATCCCCTGCGGTATTCGTTGCAGATGGAAGCCAGTCGGTAGCGTTTTCTTGCGAAGAGAAACGGATGAGTAATTTGTCTTGCGTAGTAGATCCTACAGGATTGCAACCGAAAGCAAGGACATGTCTGTCGCGGTCGGATACAAGAACGCCTCTAGCCACTGTGGGAGCGTTACTATCCAAACTTGATAACTCAACAGCCCGTGTCGATAATCCGTTTGTCTTATCCCAGTAATAAATAGATCCGTCACGAATGTTAAAAATTAGATCCTCACCAAAGTTGTCTTGACTGAAGATACGTATGTTACCGCCACCCGCAACGGTGGTTGCGGCTGAACCCCAGGTGCCACGGCCCCAGGTGCCTGCACCCCAACCTGTGCCCGGAACAACCGTATCTATACCGATACTAATTTGATACTTCGCAACAACGCTTCCTCCACCATTACCTGAATCGGAGGAGTTAGCGGCAACAGATGTTGTTATCGTATAAGTGTTTGCCGTTGGAACAGTGACTATCTCGTACTCTATGTTTAAGACAGCAGCGGTTATATTACCACCTAACGTAGCGGCACCGCTAAAGGTTACAAAGTCACCTACAAGGGCTTCGTGCCCGTTATCTGTTACCGTGATAGTGGTAGACCCATTGGTTGCGGCAAAGGTAGCGGCATTAGTTGTTGTTTTACGGATCGGGGTTACGTCGTTAAAGGCACCACCCTCTTCAATATAAAACTTCTTATGCGTGCCTACACCTAAAAACCTTGAGCCATCTAACGCGATCCAAGCGTGTAGAGACCTACAAGTGCCTAAGAAGGTTTTTAAAGAATATTTAATCCATCCACCTAATTTTTCAGGGAATCCAAACCTAAAACGAACCTTATCACAGTCATTCCAGCCGCCTTCATTAGAGTAAGCTGTAACCTCTGTGTTAACTCCAGGTCTAAATTTGAAGGTGGAAAGAGGCATTAATCTTGTTTTACACTCTCAATAAGTTGATTAGTCATGACCGACAAAGCCGCATCAACTTGATCTAACTTAAATTTAATCTGTGCTTTTTGTGTTTGAAGATCCTTAATCTGAGCGATCCAATATTTGCTGTTATCTTGAAGATCTTCTTCGTTGTAATCAACACCGTTGATATTAACCACGTTTGTTTCAGTCATTACCAAGGCACTCCTGAACCTTCAGTGGGAGTCGCTTGTTCTGCAATTTGACCAGCGACATTAGCCTCTATTGAGACTACTTCGTCAGAACCCAGAGCGGCTTTTGCCCAACCTACTACTTGTGTTTCCGTAACATCTGAGTAAGCGGTGAAGGATGACAGATCATCTGTTGAGATAACAACAGTGCCATAACATTCTCCTGTGTTTCCATCTGTATCTTTATCTATGCAAATCCAATGCACATTAAAAACTACGTCTGTTTTACCACCATGACTTTTGTAAAAGTCAAGATTATTTATTGTCCATGTCGCTGCCATTTTTTCCTCTTTCTAACACGCCATTAATACACACGGCACAAGGTAGCTACCATCGCTGTAGGTATGTGAAATGTGTGTGCTGGTGACCTTTGCAATAGTTTTGCTACGAACAATGTCATCACCCTGTGGCTTGGCTGTTCCATCACCAGCACTCATCAGCAAGTCACCTCGTGCTATTGTCGTGCCACTGGCGATGCGAATAACCATGTCGCCAGTCATTGCGATATTCATATCATTAACACGACTCTTACCGTAGGGGTCGTCGTAAAGTTCTTCTTCATTCCAATTTATAAATACACCAGCTACATTTGCATCACCCTCTACAGACGATATAGCCATGCAGTTTAATTGTTCATTATTCTTGACCGTGCCATCTTCTTTAGTCCAGACAGCCATCTTATCAAGATTGGTCATCACCGTACCTTTGAGCAAGCCGTCAATACGGTTTCCGTCCGCAGCTTGTGACCAACGTCCTAGATGTCCACCGTTGTAAGTTACAGTACTGCCAGACACGATAATACTGCCTTCATTACTGTTATCTTGTCTAAAAGCTACAAGTGTACCATCAGAGTCTTCTCTATTTACATAAAGTCCTGCGCTTGTGCTTGTTGTACCAATGAATCCAGCATCATTTTGATGTGTTTCAAAGCCATTATTAGCCAATCCTGCCACTGTCTTTAGCATCAAAAGTCGTCCAGCAGAATCAATCGTCATTGATTGTGTACTGTTACCGTTTACGTGAAATCTCAACTGATCACCATTGTGAGCATATATAATTTGACCAGCTGTACTTGAATCTGGATCACCAAAACTAATTGTACTATTAAAGTTAGCAGCAGCTTTTAGAAGTTGTTGAACATTACCGCTTGACTCAAGCTTTAGCTGATATCCAGTTACGCTTGTGCCAGAATTTGCTCCTATGTTTACTCTGCCTGATGAATCAATACGCATACGCTCTGTATTATTAGTACCAAAAAGCAATGGATTGTTTGATACATTTTTTAATGTGCTTCCACCGCTGGACGCTAAAAGTTGAACAGTGTCTGTTTTAACAATTTGAATCACACCAGTGTTACGAGCATCTATATCAACAGAGCTACTTGGAGATGAAGTCCCTGCACCTATTGAGCCAGCAAAAAATGCAGAGCCATCACCTTTAACAAAGTGTTGAATTGCTCCTCCTGATGAACGACCTTCAAAGAATTTAAAAGCATCACTAGCAGATCTTGCTGATTGCGCTCTAACAAGCGTTTCAGAGTAGCTGGTATTTCCTGCATAAACTCCAACTCCTACTTTATCTTCAGATGTACTTTGAAAACTTAGAAATTTTTCAGGCCACACGTTTGCTGTGCCACCCACCAAAACATCACCATCGCTCTCCACTCGTAATCTCTCAGTATCATTAGTTGATAACCTAATAAGACCATCATCACGATTAGCAATCTCAAAGTCTGCTGAATCTCCTGCAAAAGTGTATCCTATTTTTGCACCATTTGCGGCAATAGTAACTGCACGATCAAAAGATATTCTTGCTACAGGATTTCCAGATCCTGTGTCTTTCATAGTTAAAGTAGCATCATTGGTTGCACTTGTTGTTCCAATTCCAACTACACCTGCTATATTAACTGCACCACTTACAGATACGTCATCTTCAAACTCTGCTTTGCCTGTAGCTAAAAAAGTGCCACCTACACTTACAGTAGATCCTAAATGTACTGCACCACCTACATCAAGATTACCACTAACAGATACGTAACCATCAAATGTAGTATTACCTGTAGTAAATAATGTACCACCTATAGAAACATTACCTGCTACATCTGTAGCACCAGCTACACTTACATTATTTTTAAAAGTAGCTGCACTTGATACAGTTACAGTAGATCCTAAATGTACTGCACCACCCACACTTAAAGTAGATGCAAGACTAACTGCACCTACTACTGTTACTGTACTATTAAAATTAGCAGCATTTCCTACGTTTAATGTGGAAGCAATACTTGTAGCTCCAGCTATCGTAACTGTAGAACCAAAATTAGTAGCACCTCCTACACTTAATGTAGAGGCTAGGCTAACTGCACCTACTACTGTTACTGTACTATTAAAATTAGCAGCATTTCCTACGTTTAATGTGGAAGCAATACTTGTAGCTCCAGCTATAGTGGTAGTTCCACCAATATTAACATTACCACTAACAGACACATTTCCTTTAACAGTTACATCAGATAAAAATCCTGCATTACCTGAAACAGTCACTGTGCTCCCAAAAGCACCTGAACCTAAAAATGCAAATGTAGATTTAAATGTTGCAGCACCCTCTACAGTTACTGCGCCACCTATATTAACATTACCACTTACTGACACATCGTCATCAAAAGTAGCAGCACCAACTGCTAAAAATGTTCCACCTATAGAAGTATTTCCTCCTACATCTAAAGTGCTTCCTACTGATAAAGCAGCAGATACTGCTAAACTACCACCAATTCTACCATCAGTAATAATAGAAGCAGCTATACCTGTAAGATTAGAGCCATCTCCAAAATATGCTGATGCACAAACTCTAGCATTAGTAGCTTGAATATTTGTACCAGCTATTGTAACAGTACCACCTACATTAAGATCGCCACTAACAGATGTATCTCCACTAAATCCTGCATTACCTGTAGCTCTAAATGTGCCGCCAACTGAAGCAGAAGTAGCTACATCTAATCTACCACTGACTGATACATCATTATCAAATGTAGCTTTAGAGGTAAATGTACTAGCACCTGCTACATTAAATGTACCACTTACAGATACATTATTATTAAATATAGCCGCACCTTCTACAGTTACTGTGCTACCAAAGTTAGCTGCTCCTGATACAGATACGTCATCTTTAAATACAGCTTTACCTTCTACTGTAACTGTAGAACCAAAGTTTGCTGCACCACCGACTGTAACAGTTGATTTTAAATGTGTAGCTCCTACTATGGTTGCAGTGCTAGATACTTGTAATGTGCCACCTACTACAGCATTACTAACTGATATATTACCTGCTATTACAGCAGTAACACCTGTTATATTTGAACCGTCTCCATAAAATGCAGAAGCACATACTCTGTTATCTACATGAAGGTTATTATCAAAAGAAACAGAACCAGCAACTCCTAAAGCACCACTAACTTGTACAGCGTTAGTTGCTACTTTAAGTGCTGTATTAGTGCCATCTCCTGTTTGTATAGGTTTTAGAGATGTATCTACACCTTCATTACTAACAGCAGAACTTACAAGTATAAGCTGTTTATAAGTATTTGAAATAAGTCTTCCTGTTAAATCTGTCATATTAGCTGCCAAAATTTTTCTGTTGAATCATAAGTGCTTGCTGCTTGGCCCCATGTTAGATTTCTACCTGTATTATCTGGTCTTGGATTTAGTATTGCAGGGTTGTCTCTAACATCAGGTACTTTATTTTGTGGATGATTTTTTAAATCATATTGTCCTTCATAGTCTTCTGGGCATACTAACATACCATAGCTATTTAATCTCATTACACGATGTGGATAAACAAACCCACAAACATCACACATAGCTAGAGCATTTTTAGTACTTGCCATTATATGTATCCTAACCTTGGAACCACATGCATAGAGGCTCTTTGTCTATCTTCCTGCATAGCTCTTGCAAGAAGTTCTTCATAATTAAGTTTTAAAAATTGTATTCTATCTGCTGGAACACCGGGACGTTTTATTGACATATAATAAGAAAGGCCCATTGTTAGACATGGTAAAAATCTTTTAGGTACATCAGCATTTTGTATTGCTGATTTATTTACATCTTGTAATTCTTTTACTAATTCTAATTTAAGAACATCAGTTGAGTTATCTGGTAAAGGCCACAAACGTAAGACAGGATTATCTCTTTCTCTACGAATAGAGTATTGATTAGGTCTGCCTTTTTGTGTTTTATTTGGTATAAGTAAATATTCTTCTGAGCTAATTCTTTCTAGTTGTAAATCTGTATCATCTCTATTAATAACAACTTCAAGAGCATCTACAGTAGAACCATCTAAAGAATATGTAGCAGTGCTTGCTGTTACAGTTAAAGAAGAAACAGAAGTGCTCCAAAGCATCACACCACGATTCTGCCAATCTTTAAGCATAAGATTAATAGAACGTCTAGCAGATGCTGGCTCATGACCAAGTGTATTTTCACCACCAATCATCTCCGTAGCTTCTTGAATAACTTCATCTATATCGAGATTAAAGTTATATGTACCTGATACTGCCATTACTTCTTAGTCCTTTTTCTTACGGCTTTCTTCTTCTTGAAGGTCTTCACGTTTGTAGGTTTGCCTCCTACTCCTTGTGTCTTTGCTCTCTTCCTTGCAACAGCACTCTTGATCTGACCTTTGCTCATGCGCTTCGCAGTAGCTCTTGGTACGCATTTTGGATATTTCCTTTTGCTAGTTTTAGTAGACTTACGACCACAGGCTTGGAACTTGCCCTTTTTTTTAGGAGCACCAATATCAACCCAATCACCTTTTGGGCCTTTTCCAAACCAGTCTTTTAAGCTCATGCGTACTTACCACCACGTTTCTTATAGGTACGTACTAAATATGCATTTGCATATGCTGAAGGATATACCTTGAACTTACGCTTAGTTTCTGCTTTTACCTGTGCATAAAGTTTAGGATTAAGCGGTCTAGGCGATCCTTTTTTTCTTTTTGTTTTTGGTTTTGCTTTTTTGATTGCCATCTTTTAATACCTTCTTTGCTTGTTTAGCTATTCGTACAACTTCATTCTTACCCATTACTTTTGCACGTTGTTCCATAACTGTAAGTATTTGTATTTTACGTGCATAAGGTTTTTTAACTCGTTTAACTTTAGCCACAGTAGCTCTTGCATCTGCTGGAGTAGCAAACTTTATACTAACTGTATCTT